ATGCCTTGTGCTGGCGTGATGATTACTGTCTCTTTAATGGGCGCAGAGGAATCCAGAGCATCATGCTCAACAATCTCCATAGCTGTAACCCACAGATAGCGTCTGGTGTATGTCTCGACTGCACCAAGGTTCTGGATGGGATGGCAACCTTTAAGGTTAGCTTCTGCCATTGGGCTAGTGATAACAATATTAGTTCCATCTTCTACATCCGTGATAGTCAAACTGGCTATCTCAGAATCATATGACACTACACCACACAATCCAACCTCAAAAAAGATTTCATTGATTGTTGGGATAAAGTCACCAAGTTCAAAGTAACTGTAGCCAGCAAACTTATTGTGACCTGACTTCTTGAGTTGTTTGTCTTGCAACATCAATCTTGAACGCATTAACTTTAAATGTACCATTTCATTTTCCTTCACTTAAATATTCTTGAATCATTGCTTCTTTGTCTTCCTCGTATAAATCCTCGAAAGGTACGAAGTGGTTTTCATGGCAGCAGGTGTATTTGCTACCCTTAGTTTCAGCGCAGTAACAGCAGTAATCGTCATGCGACAAGTCTTTGATAGCGTCTTGTCTAGTCATTGGATTCTTTCAATAGGCTTTGCTACAAGCCACTTGTCACCTAATTGGCGTACTGACTTCACCCATTGCTTTTGATAGCTTCTAATGACTTCTGGGGGCGCATCGTAGGTGCGGAATATCTTACGGACATGGATTAGGTAGTGTGTGTTCATCTCACCCCCGCCATGCCAAAAGTACACCGATACCGCCAAAGATGACGATGGCTAACACATACTCAACTAGCGTCTGAATAATCTTACTTTTCATTTGGTTCTCCTTTAATTGGGGGACTAAGCCCCCTGTTGATTTATTTGTTTTTAAGTGGTGAGTTGGCTTTAAAGTCATAGCCAATGTTTTTCAACTCTTTAGTTGTATCAGCAAGGCTCATGTTGCTTACCTGCTGAACAGGGTAGCCAATGTTAATTAAAGCCTTACGTTGAGCAATTGCTAAAGTTACCATCCAGTTTAAATTTGTCATTTTGACTTCCTTAATTACCCATTTACGTTTTGTTGTGGGCTGAGGCAAGTATAGCAAACTAAACAGACAGGTCAACAATTATTTTCTAAGTATTTTCCCTAAGTAAACATTTTGTTGATTTTGCTATACTGAAAGGATGGACAAACAAACCGCTATCACACTTGCTGGCTCACAGAGTGAGCTTGCTAGAATACTTGGAATAAAAAGGGCTGCCGTCTGGCATTGGAAAAAAATCCCTCCTTTACGAATTTATCAACTAAAAGAACTCAGACCAGAGTGGTTCAAATGACACAAGAAGCAGTTATCAGAGCATTACAGAACGGCCCACTTACATCCTATCAACTAGAGGATTTAACAGGCATACCAAGACTATCTATTGCAGCTTGTTGCACCAAGATGAGTTACAAGAAGAAATTAAAAATTGGAAAAATTAAGTTAGGACGTTCTTGGGTTTCTCAGTACACCCTAGAGCCACACATGATTGAGTCCACAAAAGCCGCCAATGATGAGCCTCTGGACAAGCTAAATCCTTTTGACATTCGTAATGCCAGAGGTATCTTTTCTAAGGCTGAATATGCGGTAATGAACGCCCAAGCTGTTAGATTGCTTGGCAGACCAGTTGCAAATGAAATTACAAACAATCAATTTATTTGATACAATGATTTGAAACACGGCTAGGCAGGGAGTAATTATCCTGCCGAAAAGAGAAGTCTCCCCTCCTGCCGATTGTTTCTTTTTGGGAGAATTGGAACATGAGACAGCTATGCACTATTACCAGTTTAATATTGGTGACTACCACAGTCACACCTTGCACCTTTCCGAGATTGAGGACTTGACCTACAGGCGATTGCTTGATTGGTACTACCTACATGAATCTCCAATTCCCAACGACTTAAATGAAGTAGCTAGACAGATTAGGATGCGTTCGCATAGCGATTGCATTACGACTGTATTGCTAGAATATTTTGAGCGCACTCCAGACGGATGGGTTCACCATCGTGCTGATAAGGAAATTGAGAAGGTTGGCGATAAATCTACTAAGGCAAGCAAGAGTGCCAAAGCTAGATGGGATAAGGTTAAGGATGCGAACGCATTGCCAACGCAATCCGAAGGCAATGCTACACAAGACACAGAACACATTACATATAACACAGAACACAAAACACAAAAGAAAGCAACTGTCGTTGCCTGTCCTTTAGATGTTCGTGACCAAGTTTGGAATGATTGGGTAGCTTTACGGAAAAGTAAAAAAGCACCAATTACTGCAACAGTTGTTGAGGGTGCAAGGAAAGAGGCTTTTAAACTTAATTGGCCTTTAGATAAATTTTTGGTCGAGTGGTGTACTCGTGGAAGTCAAGGTCTTAAAGCTGAGTGGGTTGTTAAACCAAACCCTGCTGACAATGTAAGGCTCACAGTTGCCCCATCAAATGAGCCTGACCCTGCTCTTGAGAAAATCAAAGCAGATGAAAAAGTAACCAGACCTCCAAGCCTTGCGGATTTGGAAAGAATGGCTCAATTAAGGAGAAAGGCATGAAAGTCTTGCCTATCAATTCATTTGAAGCAGAGCCTTGGTTACTTGAAAAGCATTATGCAAAAAGACTACCAATGATTATGTACGCCTTTGGTTTGTATGAGGATGACAAACTTATTGGAGTTGTAACTTATGGTCTTGCAGGTTCACCAATGGTTGCAAGAGGTATTTGTGGAAAAGAGCATGAAGCTATTGTCATTGAATTAAATAGATTGTGTTTGTTAAACAACGACAAAAACCAAGCATCTTTTTTAGTGGCAAATTCTATGAAGCTATTGCCAAAACCAACAATAGTAATTTCTTATGCTGATACAGGTCAGGGTCATGTTGGATATGTTTATCAAGCGTGTAATTTTATTTATTTAGGATTGAGCGTTAAGAGAACTAATTGGAACATTAAAGGCCAAGAGCATAAACACAACAGACATTTGGCTCAAGGCATGACGCTAGAACTTTTGAAAGAAAAATTTAAAGACGATTTTTATTATTCTGAAAGAAGTCAAAAGCATAGATATATTTTTATATGCGGAAACAAATTTCAAAAGAAAAAATTTACTGATTTGTTGAAGTACGAAATTCAACCTTATCCAAAAGGTGAAACTACAAGATACGACTCAGGAACTACTGTCAAAACACAACAACTTTTATTTGTATGAGCCACTACGAAGCAAAGACTGTTGAAGTAACTGATGATTTAGGTATTGTCAGATTTGCCAAACTAGAGGATATGCCTTACATCATTTCTTTGTCAAAAAAGGAAAGCGTCAGTTTAGGTTTTATTCCGAAAATGGCATATGAGGCTGCAATCACAGGAATTAAAACTGGCGACAGATGGAGTAATGTTTGTAATGACAAATTGTTTGTAATTGTTTGCAATGGTGATTTGGTAGGTTTTTGTTTAGCAAGTTTTGGCATACCAAACGCTATCAGCAAAAAAGGAAAGATTGCTCAGATTTGTTTACAGACAGACGCAAGGAAGTTGTTGCGTGGCAGATTGCTCTTAGATACTGTCGTTGACTATGGCAAAACACAAGGCACTATGGCTTTTAGCGCAGGGTGTGCTAATGACCTTGAATCAAACATTTTTTGGAAAGCAATGGGTTGGATTTGCATTGCACAAAGAATGGGAATTTCACACAAAAATACATGGAAGCAAACTAGCAAACGTGTAATCAATGTTTACCGCTATGACCCTAGCGACTTTTTAATTTTATTATGAACAATTTTCAATGGCCTACAAATGACTCCAGCAGAATTAGAACACTTCAAGGATTGCGAAAGCAGGGAGTGGATACGCAGATTCAATCAAAAGAAATTGACGATTGGCTCAAGCAAAGCGTTGCTCTGGTGGCAGGGTGTGTGCGTGGACTTGGAACGAATCAGAGGAAAGTCAGATACTTTGCTTTTGAGGGACAGAATGACGAGGTTACGAAATGAGGAGAGCAGCAAGAGTTGATGCTAACCAAGACCAGATAGTTTCTGCCTTGCGTGGTGCAGGGGCTTACGTCTGGATTATTGGCCTACCAGTTGACCTACTGGTTGGCTACAAAGGACATAGCTTTCTCATGGAAATAAAAAGTACGTCTAAAAAGCGTTTAACGAAGCTACAAGCCGACTTTTTTGAGAATTGGTCAGGTAGTACCTTGTGCAGAGTAAATGACGCTGAGAGCGCATTAAGAATGATAGGGGTAGTCAAGTGAAAGCACCTTACAAAGCCATTGAATACATCATTGAAAATTCATGCAAGTTTGCAGAGGCTAAAGCACAAAGGATATATCTCGAAGAATTCCGCAAAACTAAAAAGGCTCTACTGATGAAGGAAGCGTTAGCCAGAGGCATAGATTCTGCCGTGGCTCAAGAGCGTGAAGCCTATGCTCACATTGAGTATGCTGATTTGCTAAGAGGGCTTATGGTAGCCATTGAGAAGGAAGAAACCTTGAAGTGGATGCTGACTGCTGCCCAGATGAAAGTTGACATATGGCGGTCTGAGCAAGCAAGTGAAAGACTTGGCGTAAAAACTACGGAGTAGGTATAAACACCTAGTAAACATTGTGTTTAGTTTGCTATACTTTAGTCAGCCCAAGCAATTCGCAAGGGTACTTTTAAGGAATACAAAATGAAATACGAATTTGACACAACTACTGGTGAAGGCTCTGTAATCGTTACTGTCGTGATGACATACGAGACAGACGAAGAAGGTACTTATAACGAGAACATTGATGAGGTCTGGTTTGAGGGACGTAATGTCATGGGAATCTTTACTGACGTTCAATTTAAAGAATTAGAGATGGAAGGCACAATGAAGTTGTCTAGCCATTTACTTGCAGAAGCTGACCATGCCAAGATTATTGCTTACGAACATGAGTAATGCTTGGAAGTTAATTCTTGTGGGGCTGACTGCTTTCTGGGCAGCAGTCCTTGTTTTACTAAGGTTTTGGTATGACTGAACTAAATTTATTTGAAAAAGCAATGGGCTGGCGCAAGCGTCAAATGGTTACAAGCCAAGTCGGTAGAAACGAAATAATCAAGAAAATCAGGAATGACACTCTTGAAGAAGTAGCCAAAGAGTTTGACAAAATGAAAGCATTTGGTAATACATCTCAAAGTTTTGCTACTTTTGTTCGTGATATGAAGCATGAATAACAGACCCAATAACAGGGAAAGACTCCACTTAGCAAAGATAAAAGAAATGCCTTGTGGGGTCTGCAATGCTTCTGGGCCTAGTGATGCACACCATATTGTCCAACATAACCAATACTTATGTATTCCTTTATGCAAAGACTGCCATCAGGGCAGCTTTAACGGCATACACGGACAGGCTAGGATATGGAAGGTAGAGAAGCTAGATGAAATGAGCGTTTTAAATTTAACGCTTGCAAAACTTTTAGGTTAGCGCACAATGGCTTTACCAAGTTGCCATTGAGACTTTAGAGGGACTTGTTCCCTCTTTTTTTTTGTGAGATAATAAATAAACTCCATAGGGATAACCATGTCTGGTTTACTTGAGCCTTCCGTAAAAATTGAGATTGAGATACAAAGCCAAGAGAAAAGTGGCGAAGCGTGTCCAGTTGCCACAGGTGACGTATCTGTCAATCTTGAGAATCGTCAAAAGGGCATTGATAAGGCTAACTATGGCCCAATGAATCCTAATGAGGCAAACGCTGGCTACTGGCGTGAAATCTCTAAGGTATGGCGAAACTCTCCAGACCAAGCTAAAAAGTCTCGGTGCGGAAACTGCGCTGCTTTCATTCAAACCACAAAAATGATGGATTGCATTGAATCTGGCTTGTCAACAGGTGATACAGAGACTGATGCTTGGGAAGTTATTGAAGCTGGCGACTTAGGTTATTGCGAGATTTGGGACTTTAAGTGTGCTGCTAAACGTACTTGTACGGCTTGGGTAACTGGTGGCCCGATTACTGATGATTCCGAGAAAATGTCAGGTGATATGTCTGAAGGAGAAGATAATGGGAACGACTAACCAACAAGCGTTAGAGATGATGCAAAAATATTTGCAGAAAAAGCCTAAACCAATGCCTGTAAGGGGTGAGCGTACTGCAAAGAACGTAGCAAAGAAGCCTAAGAAATGAAAACTCCTAAGATGAACAAAGTTGGTAAGGCCAAAGTAGGTGCTGTGATGCACGAGTTTGGCAAGGGTGAACTGCACTCTGGTAAGGGCGGTAAAGTCGTTAAGAATCCCAAGCAAGCTATTGCAATCGGTATTGCTGAAGCCGCTAAGAAAATGGGCAGAATGAAATAACTAAATCTACTCGTTGTGAGTAGATACTAACTTGACCAACCCTAGAGGAGTCAAACAAAATGGCACAAGTCGGAAGACCAATAAACAAACTTCATCAGGAAGATGTACGCAAAAAGATTCAAGTAAGTCAATTACTAAATGTTTTGCAAAATCATGCACTTGGTGAAACTGAGGAGTTAAGTCCTACAAGGATGAAGGCTATTGAGATACTATTGCGTAAATCAATGCCTGACATGGCTTCAGTAACCATAAGTGGTGACTCTGACCAACCACTTCAGCACATCGTTACATGGGCGAAGTAATCGAAATTCCCTATAAGCCAAGGGAACACCAACTAAAGGTTCACGAGTTACTGGAAGGCAAACGCTTTGCAGTAGTAGTTGCACATCGAAGGTTTGGTAAAACTGTTGCAGCACTTAACCACTTAATCCGTGAGGCGGTGCTAAACGAGAAAGAAACACCTAGATACGCTTACATTGCGCCTACTTATGGACAAGCAAAGCGTGTAGCTTGGGACTATCTCGTTAAGTACACTACTCCGCTAGGCGGTACTAACAACATCTCAGAGTTACGAGTTGACTTCTGGGGTAGGCGCATCCAGTTATACGGCTCTGACAATCCCGATTCACTTCGTGGTCAGTATTTTGATGGGGTCATCATTGATGAGGTGGGTGACCAGAATCCTAAAATATGGACTGACATCGTGAGGCCCGCCTTGACTGACCGCAAAGGATGGTGCTTATTCATTGGTACGCCAAAGGGACACAACCACTTTAAAGAACTGCGAGACAGGGCAGAGAAAGAAGAAGGATGGGGTTTGCTGGAGTTCAAAGCCTCTGAGACAGGGGTAGTGGATGACACAGAACTGAAGGCTGCTAAGAATGAGATGGGTGAGGATAAATACCGCCAAGAGTTTGAGTGTAGCTTTGACGCTGCTGTAGAAGGCTCTTACTATGGGCAAATCCTCAATGAACTGGAAGACAAGAAGCATATGCAAGAGATTCCCAGAGAGGAAATCAGCAGAACTTTTACTGCTTGGGACTTGGGTATGGGTGACTCTACGTCTATCTGGGTGGCTCAGTTAGTGGGTACTGAAGTGCGGTTGATTGACTACTATGAGAATCATGGCGTTGGACTAGACCATTACGTTAAGTGGATTAAGGACAATGACTATCTCAAAGCAGAGCATATATTGCCCCATGACGTTAGGGTCAGGGAACTTGGGACAGGAAAGAGCCGATTAGAAATGCTTGAGGAATCAGGACTAGAGGTCAAGATTGCACCCAGAATGGGACTAGACGATGGCATCCAAGCTGTCCGTAGATTGTTGCCAAGGTGCTGGTTTAACGTGCCTAAAGTACAAACAGGACTGAACTGCCTGAGAAACTACCGCAGAGATTACGATGAGAAGCGTAAGATATTCTTTGAGCGTCCATTGCATGATTGGTCATCACATGGCTCGGACTCATTCCGCTACTTAGCCCTTGGATTGGATGAAGGTCATTCAACGTGGTCTAAGCCTATTAACTCAGCACCGAAATGGATTGTTTAATGTATGTACAAATGCAGGGCATAAATCTAGCCCCAAAGGTAAAAGAACTTGAAAAACGCATCGAAATGTTGGAAAATGTGGTAAAAGAGTTACAATCCTCACCAAGACCGAAACTTGGTCGCCCTCCAAAGGATGCACATGGAAACGAACGACTTGAAGTCGATACTGCAAGCTGAAATTGATGACGCTATTGGCTTTATTGAGAGTGAAACAGTAGAGCAGCGCAAACAGGCTTTAGAAGCGTATCTCCGTAGCCCATACGGAAATGAGGTAGAGGGTAAATCTTCAATTGTTACAGGTGAAGTTGCAGAAGCTATTGATGGTGCTTTGCCTTCACTTGTTCGCATTTTCACAGGCTCAGACAATATCGTAGTCTTTGAGCCACAAGGCCCGAAGGATGAAGCCTCGGCAAAACAGGCCACAGACTACTGTAATTGGGTATTCAACAGGGATAACGAAGGCGTAGCCATTCTGCATGATTGGTTTAAAGATGCTCTTTTACAAAAGAACGGCATCCTAAAAGCGTATTGGGAAGATAAAGAAGACATTACCAAAGAGCGTTACTTTGACTTGACTAACGATGAGTTAGCCATGCTGATGAGTGATGAGACTATGGAGATTGTCGAGCAAGATACGATAGAGTTTCCGATATTTGACCCAATGGGACAGCCAGTTATAGACCCTATGGGTATGCCTGTGATGGGTGCGACACACAATGTTGTGGTGCAACAAAAGAAGAAATCAGGCAAGGTAACAATTGAGAACGTACCCCCAGAGGAGTTCTTGATTAGCAAGAAGGCTAGAACTATTGCTGATTCACCTTTCGTAGCCCACAGACAGATGTTGACTCGTAGCACTTTGATTGCTATGGGGTTCAACAAGAAGCAAGTAGAAGGCTTGCAGATGGGTGATGCTTTGGCGTACACACCAGAGCGTGTGGCTCGTTATGCAGCAGGTGAGCAACCTTACCAAACGCAGACTGATGACCCTGCGATGCAAGAGATTGAAGTCTTTGAGTGTTATGTCAAAACTGATATAGATGGCAAAGGAATTGCGACATTGGTTCAAGTGTTTTACGCATCTAATGAAATCTTAGAGGATGCCAAGGGTAAGGAAATGGTTGAGGAAGTGGACTATGTTCCTTTCCACTCAATCTGTCCTATTCCAATTCCGCATAAGTTTTTTGGTAACTCATTGGCTGACAGAACAGTTGACCTACAGTTAATCAAGACCACTATCACTCGTCAGATGTTGGATAACTTATATCTGACAAACAATGCTCGTGTGGTTGCGGTGGAAGGTCAAGTAAACCTTGATGACTTGCTTACTTCTACAGCAGGTGGTGTTATTCGTGCCAAGTCTCCTAATGCTGTCCAACAGTTAGTTGTTCAGAATGTGGCTTCTCAGGCTTTCCCAATGCTTCAGTATCTGGACACAATCCAGTCTAAGCGTACAGGCGTGTCTGATGCCTCACAAGGGTTAGACCCCTCTGTCTTACAGAATGTTACAGCAGCAGCAGTAGCTTCTATGCAACAAGCTGGCGCAGGTAAGATTGAACTGATGGCTCGAATCTTTGCTGAGACAGGCGTTAAGTCTTTGTTCAAGGGCATATTACATTTGTTATGTAAGTATCAGGACAAGGCTCGTTTGGTGCGTATGCGTGGTGAGTTTGTAGAGTTTGACCCTAGAACATGGGCTAACCAATACGATGTGTCTATCAATGTTGGTCTGGGTGCTGGTAACAGACAAGAGCAGATGGCTATGTTGTCTATGGTTCTTGCTAAACAAGAGCAGTTGATTGCTCAGTACGGCCCTGCTAATCCTTACGTTTCACCTGCTCAGTATCGTGGCACATTGGGACGCATGGTTGAGATTGCTGGCTTTAAAGATAGTGCTGAGTTCTACAAAGCAATTACGCCAGAGCAAGACCAAGCATTGAGCAACCCTCCTCCACAACAGCAACAGATGCCTCCAGAGGTTCAAGCATTGATGGCTAGAACACAGGCTGAGATACAAGCTAACCAAGCTAAAGCACAAGCTGATATGCAGATGCAACAACAGCAGATGCAGATTGATACAGAAATGGCGCAACAGAAGGCTGCTGTTGAAATGCAGATGATGCGTGAGAAGGAAGCTGCTAAGTTGCAACTTGAGCGTGAGAAACAACAGGCATACTTTGCAATGAAGCAGCAAGAGTTTGAAGCAGAAGCCCAATTGAAAGCAATGAAAATTGGTGCTGGAATTACATCCAACGTAGAAATTAGGGGTTAAACATGGCTACAGCACCAGTTTATTACACAGACGCATTAGTAAAAGATTTCATTGACACAAATTTTGCAGGTAAAACTGGAACTGAATTATGGAACGCTGTAGCTGATGAAGCTGTTAAACAAGGCGTATCAGCAGAACAAGTTGGTCGAGTTCTTGGGTTTGATACTGCTGCTGTTAATCAATATGCTACTAACATTGGTAAACCACTTGTTTCAGAAGCAAAGGCTCTTAGTAATGTTATTGATTACGCATATAACACACAATTAGGTCGTGACCCAACCGCTAAAGAAGTAACAGAAGCGCAAGCATATTTGACAGGTGGTGGAACTAATACTAACCAACAAAACTCTGTCCGTGGTACTGGAATTCTTAATCAAAGTTTAGAAGGTTACAACTACGATACGCAGAGCATTATTTCTGGTTACAGAAGCACATTAGGACGTAATCCTACGCAGACTGAATATGTTTCTGCAATGGCTACATTGGGTTATGACCCATTTAATCCTACTGTACTTGGTGAAGCTGGTAAGTTATCTGCAAATGTTAATGCTTTAGAGAGTGACCCTTTTGGTGGTCGTTACGCTAATGTAAATCCTTATGGAACTTATGATGTAGCTACACAAACATATAAACTAGATGGTACGTTACCAAACATTTCTCAGAATGTTACTGGTAATAGTGTCCAGTTTATTAGTCCTGTTACTCAACAACCTATAGTTACTTCATTTGTAAATGGGCAATTAGTTGTCAAGCAAGGCGTAGATACACTTACTGGTGAACAAGCACAAGCAGCAATTAACTTAGCTTTGGGTACTGGTGCGCTAACTGGAACTGAATATAAAACATTAACAAGTTCATTAGCTAGTGCTAATTCAATGGATGATGTTTATAAGGCATTTTCTACTCCTCAAGCAGTAGCGGCTCTTGACCCTAACTATGGCTTTCAGTTAGGTGTTGGAAAAACACTAGCGCAAGCACAAGCAAACTCTACTGGTATACAGGCATTAGTTGACCAAGCTGCTGCTGCTAATGGTGGATTTTTACCTGCTAATTTTTCTGTTGCTAACTTAGCTAAAACTGCTGGAATTCCATTTCAGTTTGGGCAAGATGTTTACAACAAAGCATATACAACTGATACTGGCAAAACAATAACAACATTAGCAAAAACACCTACAAACCAGTTTAATTTTAATCCTCAAAACATATATCAAC